TCATAATCCCCATCGATCTTTCAATTTTTGTAAAAAACCCAGACCATAAGCTTTCATTTTGGCCTTCTCTTCAGCAGCTTGTTGTTTCTTCTTTTTCCTAGCTGTAGTTTGAGTGATTTTGTATAAATTGTCAACAAGGGTTTCCCACTCAGGCTTAGGGGCATACCCCTTCAAGTCTCCCTCTACCTCTCTGTAAACCTCATATCCTTGGTAGTGACAGGTTAATCTCTTTTCATATGAAAGATACTTTATCTCTAAGTGCATCCCTCGGCTCAATCCATCGAAGAGATACCCCATCTTATAAACAGAAGTGTCTAGTTCAGAAGTAGGCAAGTCTTCAGGGTCTTCTTCTCCCCAAGTATCGAAATCATATTCGTAAGAATCGTAAAGGCTTCCGCCAACTCCTTTGATTTCTTCGCCTAAGTATCTGCAAATAGAACCAAGCTTTCCACTTGCTCCTAAAAGGTTCTTTTCTGCGGCCTCTATAAGCCTTTGTTCTTTGATTCTCTTTTCTTTATCATTCATATGAATATATACCTCTGTAATATATAGGAGAAATAATGGTGTTTAATCTGTTTAGAAATTTGATGTTTAAATCTTTGGTGAATAAAAACTCCATTGTTTATTTGATGAATGATCCGGGTACACCTAATATCAAAAAGGTGATTCCAGTTCCCGACATGTTGTCCCCTCCTTATAAGGTTAAGGGATATACTGGCGGCGGGCACGAGTTAAACACCACTGGTGGTCGAGCCGCACAAACTTTTGCAACTATCACGGAGACTTTAAAGTGGGTTCAAAAACATGCCCCGAAACCATTGCCTCGTTGGGCAACTGGCTTACCTCTTGTTGTTGATCCAGAAGCTGGGCAAGACCTTAACGCATATTACTACAGGAAAGGAATGAAGTTCTTTTATTCTGGCAACGTCTATACTTCACTTTCTTCAGATGTTGTTGCTCACGAATTGGGACACGCAGTTTTCGATTCCTTTAGGCCAGACACATGGAATGTTACATCATTAGAGTTGTGGTCATTCCATGAAGCGTTCGCAGACATAGTGGCGATCTTAACTACACTGCAACACAAAGAAGTAATTGATCTTATGCTAAGGTTCCAATATTTAAGAAAAGACAATTTGGCTTCTCGTGTTGGAGAACAAATTGGAAAAGCTATTTACAACATAAACAAAGGAGAAGATGGCAGAAAGTCTACTCATCTTCGCAATGCTTCTGAAAAGTTTGAATACGTTAATCCAAACAGCTTGACAAAAAGGGGCAAGCACGACACCATCCATGCAGAATCCCATAGCTTTGGCCGTATAATGTTGGGTGCTCTTTACACTATCTGGTATAGGATGTACGAAGAGAATGTTCTGAGGGGATTGAAACAACATCATGCTTTAGAAGTCTCTAGGGATTTGTTCTCTAAATACTTACTGGTGGCAATTACAGCCGTCCCAAAGACTCCTCGTTTCTTTCGATCATTTGCAAATACTTTAATGTGGGTGGCTCGTAAAAATGATCCAATCAATCACAAAATCATGCTTGATGTTTTCACAGAATGGAAAATTGTTAAAGTTAACGAAGTGTGGGGAATGAGAATTCAATCAATGCCAACAGACGGAGTAGAGGTAATTAAGCTTTCTGATGAGATAGAGATAGGAACTTTGTCTCACAATCCTCTTTATGAGATTGATATTGAAATTCCAGCCAACAACAGAGAGGATGGTTTGGCAGACGCCAAGCTGTGTTTAGATTTGTTGCACCAGTCCAACAGTGTTGGCAACGATGAATCAACACCTTTTGAAATTCAAGACAACAAGTTAATCAGAACCCACATTTAAGGAGAATCATGGCAGCTACATCAGTAACAGGGACGGGGATAGGCGAATCTTTCGGAAAACAAAAGCCAAACAACAACGCAAGTTGTGGTGGTGGCGATACGGAAGAAGAAGCCAAAAAGAAGGTTATAAAAAACGGCTGCTATGTCTCCTACAAAGTAAGAGGCCACAGCAGCCATAAAATTGGACAATCTAAATCTATTCGAGTGTGTTAGTCGGATTGCCTTCTGGGTCGAAATTGATTACGCTTATTTCTTCATCTAAGTGTTTATAGAATAACTCTGCATATGGCTTATCGCCCATAAAGTCAATTCTTATTTTGACGCTTGAGATATCTTTTTGTGCCTCTGCAATCGTGATCTTAAAGCGGTTGTTCTCACCTGCAATCAAGTAATATTTCCCATCTTTAGGATCATCGTCACGAGTAATTGTGTATTCTAATTCCTCGCACACTCTTTTGGATGCGTGGTAAAGTGTTTTAGAATCAGCATCATAATACTTTGTTGCTTCTCCTTCACTCCACATTACAATACCGCTTACAATTGGTGCTATGAGTATTTCAGCACCACAACCCGCAAAAAAAGTTAAACAAAATGCTAAAATTAATGTATTTTTCATGTTCCCTCCTTTTATATAGATAGTTCATAAATCAAGAAAAGGGAGTCTCTGTATGTACAACACGAATTTAGAATGGTTAGATGAGGCAACAAATATGAGAAAAGATGATCTTTACGATGACGACGATTTATGGGAAGATGAACCAACCGATGAAGAGTGTTCTGAAGAAGACGAAGATGAAGTAGAGTCTGAAGAAGAATACTGCGAATTCTGTGAAGAATATGACTGTGAGGGCACATGTCAAGATTCTGGGTGGGATGATGATGAATGGGGCGATGACAGATATGATTACGAAGAAGACCCCGATGAATACTGGTATGGGGAAGACGATTAAATGCCTATAAATTTGAATATGGGAGAGTTTAAAATTCCAATGCCCAAATTTTCTAAAAAAATTGGCATGAATTTAGGAATGGAATATTTAGTTCGTTCAGGGCTAGTAAGGGAGTTTATGACATTCCCTTGTTCTATATTCGTAAAATCAGGTGACGAGAAGGTAGCTGTTACAATTAATAAGGCAAATACTGGCCATACAGAACATTGCACACAATATTCTGTTAAGAATTGGCACATTTCTGATTGTGACGAAAAGCAACCTATTCCCTCTGTGCAAGAAGAAATAGTTCGAGACGTAGATTTATTCCACAGCCCATCGGTTGTCTTGAAGGGATTTTCTCCGCTCTATTTTGATTGTAATTCATTGGAGTGGAAACGTAATCGTGGGAATAATGGGCATCCAATGCCTGATTACATTTATGAAGATTACTTTCATAAAATGCTTTCTCCTGCAACGCACCACGTAAAGAAAGAAGCTTTCTTGTGGTCGTGCTTTACTGAGGCTTACATTCCATCAATTAAATTCATGATTGATGATGATTATGGGTATATGCCTGTGTCTCATCGCAGGACTTTAAAAAAGACTGTTCACATAGAACAGCAGAAATTAGTGGAGAAAAATTTCAAAACTATATGGTGGGCATGGCGAAAATGGAAGAAATTTATGCTTTTCGATACTGTGCCCGGAGAATTGATCTTCATGAGAGACTACGCTGCTTTATCTTAAGTAGGTTCGCAGTCTGTTAGGCCAATGCTCATTCGCATTGTTACCGAGTCTCCATCAATCACAGTAAAAGCAGCCGTTGCAGGAACAGAAGCAATAAGGAAGCCATTGCTATCTCCTCTATCTGTCATAAAGAGGTTCTTAACTGGTCCCCATGAGCCGCCAATGGCTCTAAAGGTGATAATGGATGTGATGGCTCGAACAACTCCTGCTTCTTCGGCAACAGTGATTTCGCCTAATGAGCTAACTGTCTGTCTCAAATACCCAGCAGTTGTTGGTTCTCCCAAAATATTCAAAAAATCATCATCTGCATCCACAGCACTGCGGTTGTCTAGGCCGAAAAAGTAATCATCTGGGATTAAAGAGTTTGGGGAATTTCCACCAGTAAAAAGTGCTCGAAGCATAAACTCCTCACCTCTTTTGTGGAACACATTGTAAATATCCTTTTCTTCCCAGAGAACCTTATCGTCCCTGATGTGCTTGATCCAATCGACTTTTATTAGGTGAATATTGCTCATGTTATTATATAGTAAGCCCAAAGATATCTTTGAATGAAGATATATACTCTTATGGACTTTAAACAATGGCTTCAAGAAAATTTTGGACCAGCCCATACTGGCGGTATGGCTCCACCAAAACAAGTTCCCGTAACACCCGGCGATCTTAGAAAAGACCCAGATAATGCTCTAGGTGTTTCTGGAACAAGAGGGAATCCCAACCCTTCTGTAAATCCAAGTCCCACAGCCAAACAAGACGATATAGAGTCTAATGGGGAAGATTGCTACGCTTGTCGCAAAATGAAAAAGAAAATGAAGAAAAAGCCTTAAATTAGGCTTAAGCTTTGCATCAATTTAGATGTATCATCTAAATGGACGTAATGATAAACCTCTAATGAATCTTCATCTTGATATATCTTGTTGTGCTCTCTGAATTGAAGATGCATTCCCCCACCATCTTTAAGGTCTTTTAGCCAATCTGCACATGGTCTACAAGGTAAATTCTCATAATAATCTCTTCTTTCATCAGGAGTGAATGATCTCCATATTTCATCACTTAAACGAGGCTTTTCTTTTTCGTGTTCTGAAAGTTGAGGCATATTAATTTTGTATCCATCTGCTTTAAAGTGGATAGGTATTGTTTCGTTTTTATTGGTCAATTCATAATTGCATAAAACCTCAACAGCAGGCTCAGTAGACATCCCATTGTTTCTTATCCAAACAGGAATTGAGACGCCCATTACATTAATATCTCCCTCGATTAGAGCATATCTTTGCTCCTTAGTCAGATATATGTGATGCGATATAGAAAGAATAAGCATAATAATAATCCTCTATATATCATAGCAACAGATTGCTAATTTACCAAAAGGATTTACATATGCGAAAAAGATTTTTAATGATACTTGCCGCTCTTTCTATGGTTGCTCTCAGCTTAACGCATGGAGTAGATGAAACTGCCCCAATAAATAATGTTGAATCTACGGCTCCTATGCCACTTGTCAGTGACCCGTTAGCTGTTAGTGACAACATTGCTCCTATAGAACAAAGAGGAATTGAGTATAGAAAGTGGCTTGCAAAAGGCGTTAAAGTTTCAGCAGGTGGTTCTTCCGGTTCAGGGACAATTATTTATTATGATAAAAAAACAGGTTGGGCTTATGTTCAATCATGCGGGCATCTCTGGAGTGGGGACATGTCTGCTGAAGAAGGATTAAGAAAAAATAGAGATGCTAAGATTACAACTTGGTATCACAATAAAAGAAAATTGGACGAACCAAAATCATATAATGCAGAAGTTTTATTTTACAGCAATCACAGAAACCCTGACATCAGCTTATTAAGATTTAAGCCTGATTGGGATGCAGAGTTTTTTCCTGTCGCACCAGCAGATTATGTTTTAAGAGAAGGTGTTAGAGCACATTCAATTGGTTGCGATGGTGGCAGAGAAGTTGCTCACTACGATGTAAAGATCGTAGGAGAAAGAGGCGGCTCGTGGAAAGATTTAGTTACTACCAACAATAGCCCTCGACCGGGACGATCAGGTGGTGGACTCATCAGTAATGATGGATATTATATTGGCATATGTTGGGGAACGTCTGATTATGACGGTAGCGGCAATGGATACTTCACTCCATTGAGCGAAATTCACAAGGTAATGAATCGAGAAGGATATGGATGGCTCTTGAGAGTTTCCGCATCCTTAGCTAGAGAAATTCCAATTGTTGATAGAAATAATCAACAAGGAACATATCCTAGAGAATACATTGCCGTACCGGGCTAATTTTTGCCTTAAATTAAGAAATCTTAACGAAAGGGCAAGTATATCTGTAATCACATCGCTCACAGTGCTTGCCCACGTTAGCAATAATCTTTTCAGGGTCTTTGGCTTCAACATACTTGTAAGAAGCCAGCAATTCAGCCTCAGCAGCGTCTAATGAGGCATCATTGAACTTTGCAGGGAATAAATCTCCACCTTCCAAGTAATACAAGGCACAAGTAATGTTTTCGGCCTTGGCACCAAAGTCTCTTCTGATGACATTGGCATATACCCGCAATTGAAGGTCGCTTTTAATTGTCGCCTTGTTTTTACGGAATTTACCCTTCTTTGTCGTTTTGTAATCAATCAAAAAGAATTTATCGCCCTTTTGAATGACTCTATCGATAAAACCTGTGACCATACGCTTATTTGGAGGGTCAAGATCGTATTTGAACTCATATTCGAGCAATCCGCCTGTACCTACCTGCTTATTTAAGCGATCTAAGGCTCTCAGGTGCCCCGGTAACCGCTTTGCATAGTCTGCGGGTAGCTTGGGAGCCTTTTCATCACTTCTGTACGGGATATCGCCCTTGAGGACCATATCAGCTATCTCGTTAAGAGGAGTTGCCCCTTCTCTTTCAATATACTCTTCAGCAATGGTATGGACAATATTTCCATAAATGAAATAGAATGGCTCTTCTATACCTTCATCTCTGGGTAATTTGTCGTGGTAACGGTATTTGTATCTGGCTTCACACTCTTGAATGCATCCATGACGGGATACGGACATATGATTTATAAGCATAAAATTATTGTTCCTTCTAAGTTACAGTTGAATTATATGGTAAACTCTGTTAAATTAAAAGAGTAATTTAAGGCTTAAACATGATTGACTTTGAAACTTTCCTTGAATGGGCAGAAGATAAATTTGGCGACGTTAAAGTTAAAGGCAACGAAATACGTGCCAATAGTATCTTCCATCCTACCGACAACGACACTAAATTTCGTTTGTGGATGAGTCCGTCTGGTGGAAAGCACGGCAGAGAGAATGGAGTCTATCATTGCTTTGACACCGATAGAAAAGGAACGCTCCTTGGCCTTATTATGATGGTTGAGAAGTGTCCCTTTGAAGATGCCTTAGAGATTGCCGGTGGAACAACTTTAACTGCTGATCTTGAAGGTCAAATTGACGCCTTCTTTGCAAATAAAGAAGAGGATACTGTAGAAGAAATAGAGAACAGTATTCGGCTTCCTGATGATTGCTATTATATTGACGAAATCAAAGACAATAATCGAACAGCAATTGAAGCGGCAATGTATTTAGAGACACGTAAAATCCCCACAAAGGGATTGATGGTGTGTCTCTACGGTGCATATAGAGATAGGATCATCATTCCATACTATGATCGAAGTGGAGAGCTTATTTACTTTAACTCTCGAACTCTCGTGGATAAAGATTGGATTCCAAAATACAAAGCTCCTCCCAAAGAGATTGGCGTGGGAAAAGAAGATGTCATTTACATGCAGCACTGGCCAGAACCGGGTAGCACCATATATGTGACAGAAGGAGAGTTTGATGCCATAGTTCTTATAATCTGTGGTTTTAACGCTGCTGCTTGTGGAAGTAAAAATCTTTCCGAGACACAGATCAATTATTTGAGAGATTATGATGTTGTTATTGCTTTAGACCAAGATAAAGCTGGTCAAAAGGCTCTCATCACTTGGTATGAGCAATTTAAAGACAATGGGGTGAATGAATTTGCTTATGTCTCTCCGCCCAGAGGTTTTAAAGATTGGAATCAGCTTTACGAAAAAACAGACTTACCAATAGTCAGAGCTTTTATAAACAGAGAAAGAAAGATTTTCTCCGAAGAACAATACGTCGATATGACGTTTAATTTTCTGAAGAGTTAACTCAATTAACCTATGAGCATTTTACCAGAAGAATATAGCAAGCCAACAACCTTAAACCACTTTTTAGGTAAGGTATGCACGGTGCTAGTAAGCCGTATCGCAAGCTTTCAAGATAATATGACGCCAGAGGTAGCCACACAGACTTTCACAGGAGTTGTGAACAATATTGAGAGTCGTGGAGTGTGCATTACCGATCTTACCACAAAGACAAAGAACTTTTTCTTTATTGATCACATTGTGGGGCTTCGAGAAGAACAAATTCTTGATCCTAATGATCCAAACGATCAGAGAGAAATTGCTTTGCTGCAAGAGGCGATGAATAAAAAGGAAGAGCCTGTTCCTGAGCCTGAACCTAAAGTGGAACAAATGGAGTCTACTGGAAAAGAAAGTGCCTTTGTAAACATTGCTGATTTACAAAGGCTTGCCAAGGAGTCTAAGAATAATTTGACTCCCAAGAACATTTTAAGAACATCTTAGAATTAGTCTAGGTCTCCAAGCAGTTCATCAAATTCTCCCCACTTTTGGTTAATTTGATCAGATGTTATATCGTTAGGAGTTTCATCTGGCAAATCTTCTAGCTCAGGTATTTTTACATCTGCATCTGCATTTGCTGACTCCACTTCCTCTCCTGTCAATTTAGCATATTGTTCTTTGGTCATATTCTTTAGAGCATAATCTTCTTTTCCTTTTTTGTACATAAGATGTACTGTATGCCCATCATCGTCAAGGACAACTTGGGTTTTCTTCCAATCTTTTTTTCGATGCTTCCAGCTAATTGTTCCATCATCTTCAACCTTTATCCTATCCTTGCCTTCTTTCCATTCTTTGGGGTTAATGGCTCTTGAATTTCTTGATTTAACAATTTTTTTAGCTTCCTCATCGCTTAACTCTGGATGATCATGTGGGCCACTTGCCTTCTCTGGTTCTGACGTTGTAGTTGTGTCGTCAGGTTCTGGTGTTGTAGTTGTGTCGTCAGGTTCTGGTGTTGTAGTTGTGTCGTCAGGTTCTGGTGTTGTAGTTGTGTCATCAGGCTCTGGTGTTGTAGTTGTGTCATCAGGCTCTGGTGTTGTCTCGTCATCGCCCCTAGCTCGTGCGGCCAACCAAGCGTCTGCATCATCACCACCGTCATCACTCTTGTATGGATCGACCTCAGCGTCAAAGTCTTGAGTGTCTTGGTCTACATCTGAATCATCTTCAAAGTCATCATAGTTGCCTTCGCCATCTCCACGATCTATGTCATGATCTTCATCGTCTGCATGATCATTTTCTTCTTCGTCATCTTGATCATCTTGATCATCTTCGTCATCTACATGTTCTTCTTCGTCATCTACATGTTCTTCTTCGTCATCTACATGTTCTTCTTCGTCATCTACATGTTCTTCTTCGTCATCTAATTTCGGTTTGTCTTTAGGTTCTGGAACAACTGATGGTTCTGGTTCACCAATGTGTAGTCGGCTCTCTTCTTCAGCGGCTAGTGCGGCTTTCCATTTAGCGTTAGTAATATGAACTTCAACATTTTCTTCTTCGTCATTTTTGCCTGTCAATATGTGTGTTCTTGATTTCTTGTCGTATCTGTCATATTTTACTATATGTTCTCCATCGTGTTTGTCCTTAATGACCATAGTGCCATCATCTGACTGATTCCCTATTGAGTTCACAAGACTCAACGGGCGAACATTTTTGCTTTTAATGATATTGCTTGGATTGTCAACGACGGTAGGTTCCACATCATCTATAGGTGTATTGTCTTTCAATTCTTCTTCATCGTTTTCAATATCTTCAGCATCTTTTTCTTCAACATCATCGTTTGCATTTGGCACAGGCACAGCAGGCACGCTTCTTTGTGGTTCCCCTCTTACATCGCTAAATGTCTTTAAAGCATGCTTGGCAATAATGTTAAGAAGTTCTGTCTTGTGTTTACCGAACAACCCATTAATTGTTCGAGTTGCATCATCAAAGCTTTCTTTAAGAAGGTCTTCCAATTCTTGTAGTTTTGATTCTTGAGCAAAGAGATCAGGATGCTTTTGAGCATCTTTCCAAGCATGGGGGTCTTGTTTATATTTGGGATCATTAGCATAACCACGTTGCAACGCATATCGTCTCAGATTTTGGTCACCACCCGTTGCACCTTGCCAAACACTCTTGAGCCAATTCTTTGCTCTTCCAAACACTCCCGGTTTTTGTCCTCCAGCACTAGCAGAAGGAAGAGGACCAGCGGTCCTATTTTGACCAAATGTTTTAATCAAATCGTCAAGAAGATTATTGAAAACAACATCTACTTCGCCTTTGACAGCATCTGCTGCTTGTTGGTTTACAGTTTGAAAAGAAGCCCAAGGATTTACATATTTTGAACTAGATGCAGGTTCGGGACTAGCTGGCATTGCTTCAGCACCAGCATTTTCTACAATTTGCTTAACTTGATATTTTGCTTCATTTATAAGCAATCGAGCTTGAGCACATTCTTCTTCCAGTGCTTGGCGAATAACCAAGGGAAGCTGCTTAATCATTCTGTGTTCTTGAATTGTTTTCCATTTTGATGTGGAAGTAACAGCGTTTTCACAGAAATCAATTAATCGTTCAGCATGCTGGGGAGACAAAATAAGACTGGTAACTTCGGATGTCCAGCTATTAAAAACATCATCAATGTCTTCAACAACCAGTTTTTCGTTGTTATTATTACTTTCTTTTAATCTTCTGTAATCCTTATAACTGAGCATGCTAATCTCCCAAGAAGTTCCTTAGTTTATATAGATTCTCTAAGGCTATTCTCCGTTAGGAGTGTATTCCCCAATCTTTTTTAAAGCCATTAAGCACGAATCAAAGGTATGAAAGGGGCTTCCAAGATATGCAAAGGATGCTGCTTTGAAGTCTTCTTCTTTTTCTTCTGGCACCACAAACATCAGCCCTCTATCTTGGCCTTTCCCGACACACCTTACTCCTAATGGATGATTGCCATATTCTTTCATTAAAACGTAGGCCGCTTGACCCATGTCGTACAATGAAGATGTTTCTCCCTTATATGGCGATGGCCAAGGATTAATCTTCTTCAAAGCCATAAGACAGGAGTCGAACAAATAAAAATCACTAGGAGGCATGTAATCGAAGACCAAATCGTTGAATTGATCTGTCGCTGAGTCTTCACACTCAAAATAGATGGCTTTGCCTCTCTTTCCAATTACTTTAAACTGATGCATCAGAAGATAGGCAGCAATACCTAAGTCTGTTACAAATTTATGGTTGGTCATTTATTACTTCCTTTTCTTTCTTTCTTATCCCACTGTAGCATTTTCTGCTGCGATCAAACATCCTCTTGCTACAGAATAGAGAGGGTCGTTTGGTCGAATAACTTTACCAATGTCAATTGGTAGGTCAGCGTTTTTCAATACTTTCGTAAACAATTCATCAAATCCCGGTGGAGACGATGTTCCACCAGCAATAATAATATCGACTGGATGATCCAGTCTTGCTTTCTTATCAGAGTGATCAATCAAACCTTTTTTGATTGTTCCGACAGTTTTTTCAATCATTAGGTTATATTGAGTAATAATAGCTCTTTCAACTAATGATGTTGCTTCTTTCCCTAAATCTATGCTTTCTTTTTGTTTGTTGATAAAGGTCACAGATTCGCCTGTCGCTCTAGCTGCTTGCTTGTCAATCCAATCACCACTGTTTACAATAGAGAAAGTAAATACTGGTGCTCCATACATGGCAAAGCAAAGATTGACCATACCTGCACCAAAAGAAATTCCAATGCCAGTGAATGCTTTCTCAGCAAGTTCTGCATAAACGAGAGCCAAGGCTTCATTAATGGGCATGGGAGTAATTTTGAATCCATCAGGCTTGCTTCTATAAGCTTTAAAGATAGCTTCTAGTATCTTACCGTGATAATCAGCATCTGTTTCTGCGTTGATAGCATTGGCTGGCACACTGTAATAAAGAAGATCACCTTCATTTTGCACATCGTCTAAAAGACTGTGCATCATGATATTCATGATTTCAAAAGCATCTCTTTCTTTGGGGTTAACACAACCATCTTTCATAGGTCTCTTAAGCTCTATGGACGGCATAGTGTAAGCCATATTGATAGCTGCTTCGCCAAGGGCATAAGCAACATCGCCTCGTTCAATCAATGGAACTCCAGCGGTCTTCATCATATTGAACACAAATCGATTCTCCAATGGCATCTCTAAGAATGCATTGACTTCTCTTTTGTGAATGAAGTTACCATCGCTGTCTCTGTGACAGGCTACTAAGTTATATGTGCCGCAATCGAAACCAAATGCACCCATTTTACATCTCCTTTTTTAATTTTACGTGTCCCCAACGTGTGTATTGATTCTAGTCACAACATTCCTGCTAACATCAAACTTCTCAGCGATAGCAGCATGCTTGTATCCAAGGGATAAAAGTTTTTTAATTTTTACAACATCTTCTTCACACAATTTGGAATTAACATTGTTGGCACCTCTCATTTTACTCTTTTGCTTTTCATCCCAACGATTGCCAAAATTGGGGTTATCTTCTCCGTTATAAATGCCTTTCTTTTTTGAAGACATTAGTTCTCTTTTTGCTTACTTCATTTATAATGCCATAAATGCAAGGCATCTATTCCTCCTCTTGCTTAATGTTCTTGCCAAAATCTGCAAGTCCTGACGTTGCACCGAAATCGGGTACAACCCAATCAACTTCATCGTCTTCTGTTTGTTCCGTGTAAGCTCCTGAAACATTAACCTTGATTCCTCCAGCGGAATCAAGGTTAATAGTCAGATTCAAATCTATCTGGTGATCAATCTTTAAATTAACCTCTCCATCCTGACCTTGCACATACGTTACATTTCTAGCTTTTATTTTCTGTGGCATATCCTATTTACTATTATAGTTTGTTATTTGTTTAATTTCTTACCAACTAAAATAGCCCTCCTAAGATTGTGATGAGTTAAAAAGTGATCGAATTTCCTAGTGAATTCTGCTTCTGTCCCTGTTATATCCATGTGTTTTCGAGATACGAACCTCATAGCTACTTTCCAAGATTCTAAGTCTGTTTTGTTGTTTTTCCAGTTGGAGTCTTTGAAATACTTTTTTAGCATCCATTCAATGTGCTGCTCAACTAATAACCCGCAAGAGCGGCGGAATAACCATCTGTTTTTCATGATCCCATCTCCATTTTTTAAACATTCTGTCGCATCCATCTAATATCATCTCTGATGTCAATTCTATTAGGCAAGGTTTCAGATAGCCATGTTTTTGTTTGACGCATAAGCCCCAATTGTAACAAGGGCCACAATCCCAATCACCATTGTCTCTATGTTTTTGAACAAGTTCAAATTCATAGTGCTTGCCATAAACTTTGCCATCAGCCCATGTAAAGATACCTGTAAGAGGTTTAGATAGTCCTCCTGCCAAGTGAAAAGCAGCAGTATCTACGGAAACAACATAATCTGATTGATCAATTACTCCCATCCACTGCTTTACAGACACATTACATATCGTTGGAATGTTTAATTTTGACAACTCTTCTACTGGATGGAGGTGTACTCCATAGACATAATATCCTTGTTTTAATAACTCTGTTGCCACCGTAGTCATGTGGTCTTTAGTGAGATTTTTACCGGCCATTGCCGAAAAGGGGCACAAAGCTACGGCTGGGCCTGTTCGATATCGATTTTTCTCAATGATACTTTTGCCAAATTCTTTTTGCTCTTGAGAGATATTGAGATGCATATCATGCTTTGTAAGCTCTATTCCACAGTGATGTGCCCAGATATCGCTTCTGTTGTACTCAGCGTAGGGAGCTTTGGCTAATTCGTATCGTCCACAGGCTGTTGTGGTAATGTAAGAGATAACATAATCTGTTCGGTCAATTTCCCCCGAATCTAACACCTCATCCACGAAAGGGTGGTCTTTAACTGCATCATGATATTGAGGAGGGCAAGCAAAATGAACCTCGGCTTCAGGCATTATTCTCTTGAAGTCTTCAAACATCATTCTGTGCATGAGGATATCACCCAAACCACCGACCGCTCTTATGACCAGTATTTTGTTCCTCTTAGCGTAGAATTCTTTAATATTGAGCCTTCGGGGTCGGATTAATGACTTTTTGCCCCTTGTTTTGCTTCCTCTGATTACTCTCATGCTCTAATAGAGTAACCAATAAAAAAAGCCGCCTACCGAAGTAGGCGACTTTAAATTTTAACTTAGCTTTTAACTTAGCTAGTGCAAACAGACTTGACAGAAACAAGTACCTGAACGATTGCGGCAGTAGCACCAGATGTGCTATTGTCAAATGCGATTTGGCTAATTACCATTTCGCCAGCGTTGAAGACCTGAGTTTCAGATGTGCCAAGATCAAATACTGCATTAACGTCGCCGTTCAATCTAACAGTAAGAGCCTGTGAAGCATCTTGGTTTTCGATCTGGGCGAAGATGGCGTTTCCACCAGCATCGACAGCCATATCGATAATGTTGTTCGATGTAGCGAATGTAGAACCACCAGCGATTGTTCTTGTGAACACCTTGGGGAATACGTTTTCGCCGGGAACATCACTGTATACCGAACCGTCGTCAGTTACGACTTCTACGATAGCATGCTCTCTAAGCACCTGTGGGTATGCATACTGTTTCCAGTAGTTGCAATCCGTGAAAGTGTCGCCATCGACCAGAAGACGATTAATTTTGCCCGGACCCATAACGTATACTTGACGCTGCAACGATGTTGCAATCTGCGTACCTAAATCGCCATAAGTAGTTCCGGTGTTTGTTGATGGATCAAGGTCCATTGAACCCTGATCAATGTTGTTTAATGCAACTCTAAATACTGACATTTTTACCTCTTGTATCAATAAAAAGTGTTAAATTCTTAGTATTGTCTTTCAATGGTATATATCAATCACAACACTTTTTAATTTAGAGGGTTGGTGTGCAGTATACTAAATCTCCATTACCTCTCCTTGAGGAAACATTTTTTGGTAAAGATTAGTTCCGATGCCTGTTTTAACCAATGTAGTTTTAATGCCAAGAGCAGCGGCTTCAAACAGTTCTTCGTTTTCAACGCCTATTACCCAACCTGCATCTTCAAGCCCTTCTCCGATTTGATACTTTTGAGCAACTGCCATTTTCTTTAGCTTGCTGATCTGAGGCTTGGTAAGGTTCCTAGTAGGATAACCTCCCAATGGGCTAATCACGCACTTTATTGTTGGTTCTATATCAGGAACATCTATTGCATATTCCTCTATCCCGCAGTTAATCATCAATTCTTCTATTGGATGGGTTTTGTTGTCGGTAAGGAACTCATAGACATGAGCAAATGTCATTTTGGCATTGCGAAGCTTAGACATCTTTAGGGATTTTTCATTGCCTAGAACATTAATGTGCTCATCTTTGCAGCAAACGTGGATGTTTAAGCCGGGAAACTTATTTTCAAGTATTGGCCGAAGTAATCGCAATTGTACTAAATACTCTGTGGAAGACCCAAAGTATATTAAACAATAGTGGTCTTTAACCTTTATGTATTTTGTGAGTTCTATGCCCATGTCTAAACAACCTTCAAATGGTGATCTTGGTGCTGATGCCTTAAAAGGGTTCCTAGCACAGTTCGGAGAGCCAGATGTATACACCAAAGTTCTTCTCGAAGTATTATTCGAGGAGTTATTCTATGATAGTTATGAGGAGATTGAAACCGATGGAAAGACTTTATATTTACCTCCGCAAGCGAAACAAGACGGGGGTCAAGATGGTGACAGTGGTACAGGGTCCGAAGACTGTATCACGGATTGATGATGTCAAGCAGCTTCAATTAAAGCCAGAATGGGAAACTCGCATGAGTAAAATCATGCACGAGAATAGAATGGAGTGGGAACTCTGGGTGGAACATGCTAAAGATTATCAAGACCTACGCAGAAAACTGAATGCTAGGAATGTCACAGGGGTTCCACCATCATTTAACTTCTTGATGGACGATATGGCATCTTATAAAAACCCAGAAACGGTTAATGCCAAGAATATATCTAAGACTAATGTGATGACCCAGAGAGGGAACAAGAACAATCAGAGTTGAGGGGCATAGCCAGAGGCTATAATCTTCCAGACATCTAAGTCTGGCTTCTCGAAACTAAAATGTTCTACTTGGTCACTGGTAACACACATTCCCATGTGGTTCCAATAGTCGTTAGCATAATCAATATAAGCTTGATTAATTTCTCTTTCTTTTTTCTTCTTTAGCCAATGGTTCATTTCTTTTTCTCAATATTTACACAGAATCTTGGAATTGAAAATGTTCCTGACTCTGTTAAAATCGTTACACGCTTTCCATAGCTTTTCGCTACTGTAGCGTTAGATTTGAATTCGGTTAGAAAAACTTCTTTTTTTGCCCCGCTCATGTCTTCCATCCTTTCAAGGATTTTGGAATCACTTACTTTGGGGTATACTTTTGAACCTAATGTTTTGTCTATGTCTGTTTCAATTTTGTTTAAATTAAGTGTAGGTAGCCCACTCTCATTTTCATCCAACCATTTCTTAAACTGGTAGATTGAAAAGCCGGGGCTTGATTCGTTGGTCTTGTTGTCTGCTTCGTTGCTCATTTTAGTAAACTCTTAAAACTCCATTAACTTGTTGTAAAGAAATCCGTTATCTTATCTGGTTGTATATATGGAGCATTAACATAACTTTCTCCAGAAGAACAACTCCCAACCCTCACAGGATAATCTTTTTGGTTGCTTAACCAATACAAACTAGCATCAATTATTTGATGAGATATTTTGTGTTGAGGGTATTGCCACAAGCCATTCTCAAGTTCTTCTGCTCCCGGTCGTTCATTTTCAAAAGAATCATCGCAACAAAACAGCAGCAACCTACGCACTTTCATCTTGCTGGCTAGTGCTATGGCAGCACATACAGGGTTTCTATAATCGTCAGTGTTTCCATAAATTCCCTCATTCCTATTTCCACTATAAGTCTTTTCTGAAGTGGGATTATAAAGAAATTTATTTCCATGATATTTATCTACAAATTCTGTATTTGTTCGTGTAGATGCAATACAAGAGGGATAATAATTGTTTTTTGGTAAATATGATATGCATTCAGAATAAGGGTTGTTGACTATGTAGAAGTTAATGCTTCTTCTAAGGTCTGGCCTTATCTTCTCTGTCAGTAGCTCCCACTTTGCTAGTGATCTGTTGACCGCAAAGACAGCGACATCTCCGGGGAGATGAGACAAGATGTGTTGCTTCATTTCAAATCCATAACCATCTGAAATCAACACAACAAATGGGAATTCAAACTTTTCCTCTTCAATTGAATATGCATCTGCACGTTTAGAGTTAGTCATTTCATTTTGAATAAGCAATTCTCTTTCGTGTTCACAAAGAGAATTAATGCTAAGAGGTTTGGCATTACTTTTTGTAAAATTGCGTACCCACATGTCGCCAGCACGAATATATTCGTTTTTGTTTACTTTTTTAATTCTCATTTATTGCACGGCACTAACATGAAGCACTGTCTTTGGTTCCCATCTTCATCTTCAGTCATAAGAGAATCCATTTCAATTTTCATCTCAATAGGGCTTCCTCGGTAAACCATTTCTACCTCTGGCTTCTCAGGCATTACCAATTGGATAATGCTTGGAATGTTGCCCATAACTTCAATAACATCAGGAATTCCTGTTACTCTGATTGAATCAGGTAGCTCAACATCAAGCTTAAGATTCTTCGGTGCTTCTAATTGTATTGTTTCTGGTAAGTTGTGCTCCAAAGAAATTCTCTCTGGAATCTTCATATCACTTACAAGACTAATAGAGTCTGGCAATGGTGTTTCTGGCCCTAAGATTCTTATGTCTTTCCCAAAGCCAACAGGAGTTTCTAATTTCAAACCTTTAGGGAAATCTTTTGCCGCCTCTAGCATGATCTTTTCCGGTCCTTCATATCGAATTTGAAGGTCTTCTTTGCTAGGAGCAATCAATTCAATGGTCTCAGGGATGCCTACAGGCTCATACATCACGGTAGGCTCCTCTAATAGAGCTTTGAATTCATCCCCAAACTCATTGATGATATCTGGATCAACCAATTGCTTCTCTACCCTACTCATTGGCTGTGTTAGTGCTACTTCTACTTTAAGTTCCGGTTGCCCTGTCCAATCAATGCCAATTTCTGGTGTAATCCCCCAATCAATACCAACCAATGAGATTGGGATATCAATAGAAATCACAGACGGCAACGGAGGGTCAATAATGATTACTGAAGGAATCTCATCAATAGTAACGTGACTTACCATGATGATTGGGAAATCATTTTCAATCACAACATGACTAACCAAGATAATTGGAAAGTCTAGGCCAGTGATATTTACATTGCTTACCGTATTGATGTCTGGGCCAATAATTATAGAAGGAATAGGCCCAACTTGACCATCGATAGATACACAAGGCAAAACCACAGCAGGGATATTAAGTTCTGGCTCTGGAACTTCACAAGGAACACAAGTGAAGTCAGGGAATTCAATATCTTCAGGAAATGGAATCGTAACAACTGGAGGTGCTGGTGCTGGAGGTTCTGATGGATTAACACGCTCAGGTGGGGTTAAGATAATCTGACACTGATCGTTGGCTATGGTGAGCACTGGATCAATGTTAGAGTTTAAACTATATCTGTGGGTTCCAGACAAATCGGTTGTTGTAAATTGACCATCTCCAAAATCTAATCGGAAAGATGAAAATACTCCGCCAACCGCATTAACTTCTACCAAGAACTCAGCTAAAATTCCAGTAACAGGATCATTTTCTGTGATTGTGAAATTAAAAACAACATCAGGACATGTATAGTCATCAAAGATAATGGCTAATTCCGCCAGATTTCTGATCCTCCAGTCCAACGTGGGTTGCAACTCTGTGAAGTTCTCTCCAACAAATTTTTCAATTCTACAAATTGCTTGAACTAATTGATTGTGATGCTCTGCAATAACAAAACTTCTAACCATTACTCCAGCGTGATTAAATTGTGTTTTATCGCCACCAAGATTTCTTCCAATTCTAATGAGCTTTTCAACCTTATTGTTAGCATCTTTTTCAACGCCATCATAATAGAAAAGCTCACCCTCAATTGTTCCAAAGCCATTGTCAGCCCATATTTCTGCCTCAGTATCCTTGACAGGCACAATGTTTATTTCGCTGGACCAAGGCTGGTTGTCTGTACGCAGCTTCGACTCAGTTGTGTTGTGAACCAAGAATAGTGTTTGGTCAGAGTCGATTCCCTCTGGAAACGCTGGCTCTGGTGGAAATGGAAACATTAATCATCCTCTTGTATTGTTACTTCTGGTATTCCTGTGGCATCAGCGGAAGAATTAATTTTAAATGCATTGTTCCAATTGACTTTAAGCTTTGACTCAAATTCAATATATTGAGGATATTTTTGATAAAATGCTGAGACTCCATTCGAGGTGTAAAATCCCCACCCATCATAGGAGACTTTATTGCACCATCTTTGAAGAGCTAATCGAGCTTCTTCTAATCGCTTCAATCGATCATCTCTTATTTTAGTCCAATGATTAACCATTAATATATTCCTGCCATAAATTGTTCTCCTTTAGGGCGACTAACCAGTGTCGTGAAGGTTAAGTCTATTTCGCTAAACTTCATAAATGCATTCTCACTGTAGTCAAAAGATATATAGGCTCGTCGGTCATTGTCTGAAGTTGCTAACAGTGTATTGCCCGGAGCATCAAAGCCTTGTTTGCTTGTATCTTGCAATGATCTATACAATGCAGAGTTAATTCCCGGCCCACCTGTTGACCAAACTCCTGCAAGTTCTGAGAATGCAGATATAGAACCTGAGTTATTGATGAAGAAAACCCCTGTACTCAAATTTACAAGTTCTCCTTCAATTCTAGTTGGCCCTTGCATGTCCTGTAGTTTTCTTATAGTTTGGAATGGGTCGCCTAATGTTCCTTCTGTTTGATAGAAGCTTCTGATCCTGAAGAAAGGCCCAACTCCATCATTCCTTAAAATAAATCCTGTATTTTCTCTGGTCGTTGTTCTGTAAACACTAAAGTCACCAAACTTAGATGTTCCTGCCGTAAATTCTGGTTCATCGTCCACAGTTGCAAATTCAGATATATTTTGGAGCAACTCTTCTGCTCCATTTACAAAATCAGATTGATCAAATGTATTTGTAACTTGAGTTTGGGAAAGTAGATTATATGCAGTTCTTACCGGGTTCACAGGAGATTGGTTTGGTGGTATTGGCAACAACGAAGCACCAAACAAAAAGTAACTCGTCTCTACGAGGTTGAAGTTGGCCCAATTCCAAGGCTTTCCGGTAAGAGGAGCTTTAACAGAATACTCTGTGGGTTCGCCTGTGTTGAACCCACTAAATTCTACAACATTAATGCTTTCAGCACTTGGACTCTCAACTGCCGACCTTCCAGTTGCATAAAACATGAAGGCTGTTCCTTTTGCTCCAGAAGAAACTACACCTCTGGGAGCAAACCCTGTGTTTCTTTTGAATTCTGCCTTTTGTCGATCTTCTTCGGGAACATTGTCTAGGAAGGCGTCATTTCTGCTTAATGTTAAAGTTCCTAAGCTCGTAGATTTGAATGTCTCACTAATCAATCCATATTCTGTAGTAGAAACTATCGTGTCACTTCCTGCCTTAAACAACCAAAGCCACAGATTGACATTTTCAATAATATCAAATGCATCTTCATATGTTGTAATTCTATAGGCACCAAATCCTGTGTCTACTCTGAGCTTTAAGTCATATATTCCCCCAATTCCATACGAAGCAGAAGCTGTAAGAGAATTGGTGTGAGTAATATCATCTCCTAAATTCCATGTGTATTCTACTGCCGGGTCAATTGGCACATCATTTCCATCAAGCAATTCACCAGAAAATGAAACATCTTTATCGGTCACATTGGTGTTTTTGCCTGTCGGTATCTCCATTTGTATTAAAGTATTAATTGGAGATCGAACAACGGGGGTTACATCCGTAAAAGGTCCACCCACAGGCATTCCAGCAGTAATCACGCTCTGATTACTGGAATTAGGGAGAAAGTTGATTACAGCCTCATCTGGAGCCTCTAGGCGAGCATTGATAAGGTCTGGTAAAGTAATTGTGTCTGTCCCAAAATCATTTGTTACTGTAAGTTTTGGAGAGTATATTCCCGGCACACTGTATGTTTTTGTGATTGTTCCGCCATCTAAATCTTTAACAATTACATTGTCTTGGCCTATAGGCACAACATCTGTTACCGATATTTGAGAAATCATTGAAATTGTTGATGTTGTTCCATCCCCAAAGTCCCAAACATATATGACAGGATTTTCGTTGCTATCTGTTGCTAGTCTAAAGCTCAAATCTTTAAACTCTACTTCGAGTGGAACCAAGCCTGTCCTTCTATCGGACGTAAACCACGCTCTTGGCACTAGAACCAATTTTCTAAGGAAGTTAATCCTTCCCTCAAGAGTTTCTCCAAATGGAGCAAGATCAGTCGTGCCTTTTATGCCTATAAATTTTTCAATTGCTACACAGGCATCTTTAATTGTGTTGTGATGAACTGCCACCACATTGAGAGTAATGTTGGTAATTCTCTTGGGCTTTGCTAAGTCTTTAAAGTTTTCAAGCAGAGTAATATCTTCAAATGTAAAATCTGTAAAATTAATTGTCTCGTAATGAAAAGATATGGCTCTATCTTCTGCTGGCTCTGTACATTGTTCTGTAAGAGTAATAACTCCCGTAGTTGGGAATCTTAAAGCTGTTCGCAAATCACCAGTCCATTGAATTTTTGTATCGCCCGGAGTATAATCTTCCACCAACTGAAGTCTTAATTCATCATGTACTTCATACAAATTTGCATCTGTATCAAAGGTCGTTGGATAGGTGCTTGCTTTTGGATGTGTCATTATGTTACCACCAATGGGTCTGGTAGCCCTACACGGGTTAATCTGCCAGTGCTAAAAATTAAGATCACAACGGGATCATATGACCCCGGCTCATTGTATATGTGAGAAGTTGTGTGAATGTCTGGGTCTTCTTGTGTTTCTCTGGTTCCATCACCAAAAATCCAGTTGCGTTGAACTATCTCCCCATTTGATTGATCTACAAATTTAAATTCTGTGGGCAAACTCGCAGTCAACGAAGCAGTCTTTGAAGATATGCCTGTAACAGGGGAGATATAATAAAAAGGAATAGTTTCATCTTCATTGACTAAGATGTAGTCGGTCTTAGTCACAACCCCTTGCCCGCCTGTCGATGTCATTATATTTAATTGGACAGTATAGAGTCCTTCTACTGCATAAGTGTGGGTAGGGCTTGTTTCAGTCGAAACACTTCCATCTCCAAAATCCCAAAAATGTCTAACTAAATGGCCTGTAGAGAAGTTTTGAAACCTCACTTTTAAAGGTGGCTGCCCCTTTAGAGGAAACGATCTGAACAGAGGCTTAGGGGTCAGAAATCTTGTTTCTTGTGACTTTAAGATTCCATTTAAAGATTCAGGGGTTGGGTTCTCTTTGACCCCCAAATTATCTTCAACATTAATGATTGCATCTTTTATGGCATTATGATGCTCTGCCATAACAGAATTAGTAACGTAAGCTCCTTTTGGCCACAATGATTGAACTGAGCCAGCATAGGCTCTTTTCAAATCTTGGAAAGAAGTGTTTGTTTTCTTGTCATAATAAAGCAATTCACTATTTCCGGGTTCGCCCGGAGGTGGGCCAATACGCAACAGTCCTTGAGATGGAAACCCTGAAGCATCTTCTACGATGAGTTGCTTTCCCAAAAAAGGAAGACTTTGCTTCAAAATGGTTTGTGCATTGTTTTTAACTTCAAACAAAGTGTCCTTGCTATCCAGTGCTGCCGGATAGATAGAAAGATCGCCAGTTGTATATCCGGCATCCAATGAAGATATCCTGTCTACCATTTATTTCCCCTTAATGCGTGCCATTTGTTCTTTGGCAAGTGCCTGACGTTCGTTGATAATGCCCATTAACCTTTGTTTTACGGGTGTACTATCTTCTAACGCTTCAATTGTTTTGCCTAACTCTGTATCTATGGGCTGACCCAAAACTAATCTCATATTTAGTTCATGTTCCAGCTTTGCATTCCAATAAGCTTCTTGAGCTTTCTCGTCATCAAACTCTTTCCAATCCCCTGCTTTCTTCAAATGTTCAAATGCTTGAATGAAATAATTGATCTCTTCTTGGATATTTTTCATCTTATCCACGAGATCAAGACCATTCTTTTCAAGTTGAGCTTTATCTCTGTCCAACTGCCTTTTCTTAATGGTCTTTTCTCTCTCCATAAGTTTTAAGTGCTCAACAGGAGAAGTTTCTGTGAATTTTATTGGAAATGATAACATTTCCTTTTGGATATCTATTAATTCCATTTTATCATTCACATCCTCAATCTGTAGCTTTATTGCATCCACAGAGTCTCTTCTGGTTTTAAGCTCTCTTATACATTGCCATAATTTGCCGTGTAAGGTATGCTCTTTTCCAATAATGTAATTTTTAAGCTGGAAATAACTGTGTCTATCCGCCAAGGAGTGCGTTCCTAGTATTTCATCTGCCTTATTTATGAGTTCACTTGACATTAAGTCTCCTTCATGTAATAATTGTATGTTAATAGAGTTTTGAGGTTAAAAAATGAGATATTTAAAAAATAAGAGCATGTACTTATCAGGGCCAATTGAACATGATTCTACAAAGGAAAATTGGCGAACAAATCCTATTGAAGTGTTAACAGAAAGATTTGAACTTAATCTTTTTGATCCTTTTGCTGACCCAAAGCAAAAATGGGCACCATTGCTTGAAAAAGCTCGTGTTGAAAAAGACTATGAAGAAATGGAACGAATTTGCTCTATGTTTGTACGCAAAGACCTTTGCGTAGTAGACAGGGCCGATTTTATTGTGTCTTACCTCCCTAGAGGAGTTCCTACATTTGGAACAACTCATGAGATCATTAGTGCTAACAATCAGAAAAAGCCTGTTCTTTTGGTTTGTCCTGAAGGATGGGAATATAATCCCGCTTGGTTCTTTGGTTTTAAAAAGATCATCAAATTAGGTGGTTGGGATAATCTCTACGAATATCTACAGGAAGTAGATGATGGGAAGCACAAAGAAAATGATCGTTGGGCTTATACTTACGGTTTAGTTTAAAATTACTGGCCGAAAACACTTCTTTGGGATTGTGGGCCAAATTGAGTAAGTTGCTTTAAATCTCCAACTGCTAATTGGGCAGCATTTCCTACTTTGTCAGCAATGTGTTCTCCTTCAAATCCATCGGCAGAGAATGTATTTTCCCACCCAGAATTCCAAGGTTGGGTTATATCAACTTCATTAGGATATCCTTTGCCATTTTTAATTCCTCTTGCAAGAGCATTTAAATATTGATTAAATTGATGGCTCTCTCCTCCTTCTAAGTCTTTAAATCCATTAACCATTCTTTGCAAAAATGCATCTCGCTGTGTAGGGTTGTTGTGATAATGTTTCGCTGTTTGAACTATTTGGTTGAACGAATCATTCATCGCAGATGGCATAGGAAGCCGTTTGGTATTATTTATAAAGTTTTGCTCACTAGCTGGATCAATGACATCTTCAGAAGATTGTTGATTCTGTTGAGCAGGTTGATTCTGTTGAGCAGGTTGATTCTGTTGAGCAGGTTGATTCTGTTGAGCAGGTTGATTCTGTTGAGCAGGTTGATTGGGCTGCTGAGGTTGTGCAGGCTGACCAGCTTGTGGAGTGGGTATACCGGCTCCTACATTAATGGAGCTTGTGCCGGGTACGCCAGTTTCTCTAAGCCATTGTTCAAAGGTTCTCATACCTTTATATAGCTCTAGGGAATTAAAACCCGTCTCTCATCCAGTTAACATATTCATATTCAATCTTCCAGTCCCTTAAAATCTCGTCTACGAATGCATTCCATTCGTAATCAGTCATGCCTTATAAGAGTGTGGCCGGTCAATTATCGAGGATAGCAGCCTAATATGGCCTTGAATCGACAACCTTTGCTTAAAGCATCTGCTGCCCAGAGCATCTTAAACATGTTAAAGTCAGGCTCACTGGCTTTCCACATTGTATTTTCAGCAAAATCACCTATTTCTTTAAAAAATTCTCTGTTTATAGTTAAACAGTTCATAGAAGCTTCTAAGAAGTCGGTAGCTGTGCCAACAGCTATGGGGAAGAAAATGTCCTTTTCGTCCTGCATGTGGGTGGTAAATCTACGATCCATATCCCCACGAAGCTGCGATCCAGCCTTGACGATTACACACCAGTCGCTTTTTGATTTTTTGAAACCCTTATTGATCATAGAAATTTCGGATTCGCCGCCACGGTGGGTAGATGGGCAGAGTTTTTTATGCTCTTTCATATCTCTAGCATCAGCTTCTTTAGGCAGGATGTGAATCATTTCTGATCCATAGTAATGTCTACGAACTGAAGCCCACGTATGACGGAGATGCGAAACATCTCTCTCAGGGTTCAAAATAATGAATCCTAATTCCATACTTTTTCTTATCATTTATAGAAGTCCAATCGACTTACACAAAAGATGTATCGAAGTCGATCCTTATAACGTCGTCATCAGTGATCGCTCTGGATAGAACGAAAGTGCCTGATGCGGCAGTAGGAGTAAATTTAAGCAAAGATTGAGTATCTGTGATTGCATCTGGTACAAACACTTCCTCAAATTCGCTTATTCTAATGCCATTAACATGGATTCTGAGTGATCCATCGACAAAAACCGTACTTACTGTTGTCACCTTGTAATTCAAATAATCAGGGGTGATAACATTTGCGTGTATCGGCTTTAAGTCGTAATAATGTTGATGAGCCGCCGCCAGAGGGAAACCAAGATTTGCTCTTAGCTTATTAGGAGCAGCTACCTCCCACGTTACAGTGGATGTGTCCTCGATTATAACTTCTCCGCTAACAAATGCAATATCATCTGAAGATATTGCATCGTTAAATTCAATTCGTAAAGTTAATTCATTTGACTCATCATCAATTAAAGCTAATTTATCTCTTTCTGATTTTGTCATTCTGACAAAACTAGAATTATCTGTGTGTTTTTCTATGCTGTGAAGCGTATCATCAACAGCAGTGGTCCTTAAACTCCCGTTATCTAGGATAGATTGGGTTAAACGGTTTGCCAAGGTTCCTTGCGTACCAATAGATTCGGTCATAATTTGCTTGTTGATATCAACAGCATCATTTATGATCTCTTGCCGTGTAATCATTGCCTGCAAAGGCATATTATCAAATCTAAAGTGATACGGGTCCAATGCATCATGCAGAGGTACGTCAACTAGTGTTATCCTTGGCATTTATCTCTCCTTATACGACTAACTGTACTCTGATTTATATTTAGCCTTTCTGCTATATCTTTTTGAAACATACCTTGCTCGATTAAAGCAATTACTTCTGCTTTTTGAACCTTGGTTATTCGTGGTTTCTTCTTAATTTTGATCGCCTTCCCAGAATGTTTATGCATATCTCCACTTAACATATTTTTTTACACAAAATTAAGACGCCAATTCCATGTAATTTGCATCTCTGACGTTTTATTTAAGTCAGGAAAGGTAATCATACTATATAGATCATCGCTCTGCATCTGTAGAGCCATTTCATTAAGAGTTGTGCTGTTTACTTCGTCAAATGTAATCACAGAAGTCAATATGACTTGGTTTGGACTAAGGTCGTCAATCAAAGATGTAACTGGCTTTGTAAGACGAGTTACCCCAAACAAACCATTCCTATTTGTGTTGACAAACTTCTTAACTCCAGCAGTTGTTCCTCCATCGCCAAATATCATTCTGGCAACAAAGAATTCATTCGTGTCACCAACTAAGTTGGCTAGTGTTGCGGCTAATGCCGCTCTGCCTTTATCTAAAACTGCATTCTCACATGTCATGATCTCTTTAGAACCATCTTTGTATTCGATGATTCTTTCTACAGAACCTATGAGCTTGATGGCACTATCAATCATAATAAATCTCCTTCTTCTATGTCGCCATTTGAATATTCAATTGTTATAGACAACCCTTCTTCTAAGGAAATTGCATCCTCAATATTTGATCCAGTATCATTTGCTAACGCAATAAATGAAACTGTATCAGCAGGATCATTTCCAGCCGCCTCTCTTAGTGCTTCTACCATGTCTTGGCCTCTACGATCTATGAACAAGAAGTTGTGTGGTCTTGGGTCTTGGGTGTCATAATTTTCGTCCACAATTATCTCCTGCTTCAAAAATTGATGGATGGCATAAGGTTGAGATAACCCTCCAGCCGAAAGAGTTGTAAAATCGCCTGTAGGCCCGCCCAAAGTAACTGTGTCTGCGTCTATTTCTTCTATCTTGTAGTAATCAGTGTTATTGATCAAAAACAAGAAATTTTCTTTATAATGATCACTTTCTATGATTTCATCAGGGTCTGTTTCCCCATTTACTCCATTTAGTATGCCTAAATTGAATTCATGATCTCCAGCCGTCTTAAGCATGACCCCATAATAGTCTAAATATCCAGTGCTGTTTTCTGTCAGCAATCTATAAGCTATAATAGTTATCCCGCTGGCATCTCCTCCAGAATAGTCCTTAATGTAAAATTTATGGGTTTCGCCATCAACAAATCCTGTAAGTATATACTTGGTTCCGCTTATCTCTATGCGATCATTTAATTTTAGCAAATTCCTTACTTCAGTAAGAACAACATCCGTTATCTCTATTCGACCCCTTCTTTCAGGAGTCAATGCTCCAGTAGATGTTGTGGTAACAAGCGTTCCAGTGTCTGTATAAAGAGTGTAAGTAATGCCTGTCACGTTTGTTGTTGGCAAAGTGCTTGTGACATCATCTAGAAGAATTGAACCATCAGGAAGAATGTCTTTAATCGGGTACTTTGTGGCCGAATACGCAGGGATAAGAACTTCCCAAGAACTTCCTTCTTTTTGAGTCTCAACTCCTAATTCGTTAAACTTAGTGGCTGTGTCAGTGAATGCAAAAATATCATCTTGCACTACAGCGGTGGTTGCATTCGTATAAATGTCATTCATCAGATCATAAGTGAATGATGATTTGTTTAAAGGCTCTGTAACTCCAGAGGGAACTTCTACAAAATGCTTGCCAAGTTCAGAAACAGTGTAAGTTCCAGAGTTGACTGAGGGAGCTTTAATTTCCAATACATTGGCACTAAAATCTACTCCGTAGTCTTGGAAATTGACTTTTGGATCATACAACGCAATCTTGTCATTGTACAATGTTCCAGAAAGACCATCTGATCTGACAACGGAAGATGTCAGCATATCACGAGTAATTGTGTTTAAATCATCTCCATCTTCTCTGACTCTAGTGAAGAATGCATTTGCATTACCTGCTATTACATCTTCTGAGCCATTGATTTGGATCAACATTTCAATTTCTTCAATTGGAGTCGGAATGAATTCGTTTATTTCTCCGCCAACATTTAAAGAATGAACAAACATGTGAAAAGGAGAATAATCTTCAATAACTTCTTTGGCTTCCAAGATTCGAGTGTCAGATATTTCCTCTAACCCTACGTCTAACGTTACAGAGCTACTTAAACATGCTTTACATGGGTCTAAGAATCTTCTTCCTATTTTGCAAGGATCAAAAGAGTCTCTAATGCTACCATTGTATTCTTCCATGTTGTAGATGTTTTCCGAGTATGGAAATTCTGTTCTAATCTGCCCAAATACTATCGGATCAGCAAAAGGGTGCCGAGTTGGAATTAAAACGTCGAACAAAGGATCGTCTTCTTCGATGAGCCGAACGTTCCAATTTTTCAAAGGGTATACTTGGTCTCTAATCCCTCTTTTGTCCGCTAGTGGCAAAGTTAAGATAAAATCTTCTATCGTTTGCTGTGTTCCATTTGGAACCGTCTTGTAGACATATTTAACTAGAAGTATGTCGCCATTGACCAAAGTTATAGGATTGGTTGACTTTTGATCTCCAATCCAAGTCATTGTGGTGCTTCCTCCGCTTGTTGCAAATTCCACATTATCAATGGGTAAGGTTAAATATGAGGTTTCTCCTACTGCCAACAAAGATAAGCTGAAGTTAGCGTTTGTTGGCAGAATAGCAACTTTATCCAGTTCAAATGTTTCAACATTTTTTATTACTTCAAAAGATTCTTGCCAAGTGTATGGAGATATTATCTGCCACATAGCGGTATATTTATTTAATACCATTCCTGCTTGATCTAAAGCGTCTTCAAGTCCTTTAAGAGTTCCCTTTTTCTTCAATAACGGAACTGCTTCCTTAATTTGCCTTCTCCAAAGCGTTGGGTCGCCAGACCTTAGTTTGATGTCAAACATGTTTGATAGAAACGCTAACAGCGACTCATTTAAAACATTCGGATTGAGCAAGTCGATTAATTGATTTGCTAAGTCCTCTAAACCAGTAAACCCTGCGGCAACTGATTTGTTGAGCTTCTGAAGAGTTGTAGGTGTCAAATCATCATCAAGCAAGACTTGTTTATACATTTCAGGCAAGTAACGATCTAGCAACAACTCATATTTTCCCTCTGTGGTAATATGGCTGGGGATTACAGTGTTTTGATTAAGATTAGCATCTATTGTGAAAAGCTCAAGATTAGATAGCTTGTCTCCTGCTGGCAAAGGGGTCCATGTCCAACACACATAGTAATCGCCTTCTCTGACTCCTCCTTCTGGCTCCCACTCTAAAGTAAAGTGTCCAAATTGAGGATTGCCATCATCATCAAGTTCATCCTTGACTAGAAAAGCGTTTTCTACATCTGTTGAAAGCCATGCTGGAAACAATTCGTTGCCAAAAATCTTTACAGGGAGAGCTTCATCAAAATAAACAGTTTGCTTTTGAGATAACTCCTCTGATTTAGCCTTAGCAACTTGGGCAGCTAGTATGTTTTCTTCTGTTGGGTCATCACACGCTAACTCTTGTGCCTCTTTAGCTAATCTGACTGATTCATCGTTTGTGGTAAGAACCTTTTGATAACTTTTATCATTGTTTGAAACAAAGGTTTTACTAATGTGAAAAATTTTGACTGTATCGATCTTAAAAGGATCAGACGTAAAACAACTTTCGGCATCTGGAGCTAAGATGTCAAAGACTATTGTGTCTGTTACTTTCGGATTTTCTGTTATTTTTTTTAAAGCCATTATTCGTATGTGAACCCTATGTCTATTTGATCTGGTCTTATAATTTCAAAAAACTTTGTTGAAACCATTGCTCCTGAATTATCAGCCTCATTAGTTAGAAAGTTTATATCTATTGACTTTGCTTCTTTGATAACCCCTAGTTCTCTCAATAGGTTACTATCCTTTAGGTCTTGATCATACTCCCATTTATGGAGAGCAAAGAAATTGTTAACTATGACTCTAATCCTTTCTTCATATTCGTCTTGAAACTTCTTAAAGAACTTATCCATAATAATGTCAACTGTTACATCTACCTCTACAACCACTCCATCTTTTATGCAAACAAAGTCTGTCATCATTTTAATATCATCTAAATCGTTGGCTAACTCGTTTTTAAGCTCATTAACAGATGGGATCAACCCATTGTCTCCTTGTTGAGTCAAGATGTATAAGTCTATGATATTGGCTGCACAGCCGTGGTTTCTCAAAACAGCCGTTGATTTTCCAACCTTGCCATGAAAAGGAGTAGCAAATTGATCAGTAAAATTCTTATAGTCTTTACCGCTCACAGTTCTATTTTGGGTGTTTAAATATGCAGGCAGTTTTCTTCTTACTTCCTCAATTCCATCTCCAGCATATCCAAATTCTCCTTTGGTGTGATTGAAGAATGTAACAGCGACAGAGAATCCTAATGACCCACCAGCTAATTCAAATTGTTGCTGTTGGGAAATGGAGCCAGTAATGATGTTTCCAATAGTCCCTCCGCCTGTTCGATATGTTATTACGATGTTTGAACCAACAGGAGGGATAACCCCGGCCCTGTTGCTTCCCATTACAATGAATGCTTCAAAATCAGCATTAAATTCCACACGAAATTCTCTTCGTGGACTTGAATCCGTAAAAGCGTCTACCCTTACATAACTTGCTCCATCTACTTTAACTCGTATTGAATCAAACAATACTGGAGAAGCTGGCAAGGTGAGTATTTGATTAGATTCACCTGATCCTACAAATGTAGTTGTCGTGGTTACTCCCTCTACGCCAATTATATTAGAAACAGATGTTGATCCTGCCGGGATTATGATTGGATCATCAAATATTGGATTATCATTAGAATCTCTTGGAAACAATTCTACTGATGATGATGCTCCACCAGCAGTTATCCCTATGGCGGGAATTGCATCTAAAATCAAATCAGAATCCAAGTTGTTGACGATAGTCGCTGTCCAAAAAGCACGGCCACCAATTGGAGGTAAAGGCTCAAATCCAACAAGTTGCGAAAGCCTAAAAGCATTATCTACCTCTGTTACCGAATCTATAAATACCTCGTTGGCAATTTGATCAATTTTAAAAGAAAGAGTGTCTCCTACAAATGCCCACTCTTCTATTAACATAATTGCTAAGTCTGATTCTATGAAGTCAGAGAACTGATCAGAAAAATTATTCTTAATCCTATCCAGCAATCGAGCTTTCAAAGACCAAAAATCCTGACTAGTGTAATCTAATCTTTCTAGACTTGGCTTATTCAAAAGCTGGGATTGCTTCAAAGGGGTGATATCTAAATTGCAATTTTCTGTCATAAGCCTGCTCCCGCTAATGGTACTTCTAATACTAGAGATTCAACCTCTGTTATATTCTCTGGATCAAAAAATTCTATTTCTATTCCTAAGATATAACCAGCTTGTTCTAAATTGTCACTTTTATTTAATTTGTTTCTATTGAAATTGTCTCCAGCAGAAGCTCTGATATTGTTCAAAATAACTCTAGGTTCCCAATTTCTAATGGCCTCTGCTATAATGTCTACAGCTTGTATCTCTAACGATAAGTCTCCTTGTTCAAACATCAGTCTTTTCAAAGGGGTTCCGAATAAGGGTGTCATGACTCTTTCTCCCGGCGTAGTTAACAGCAACTGAAGTAAGTCAGCTTTAATCTGATCTACACCATTACTTTGTGCTAACAACCCTCTTGGAGTTTTTATAATAGGGTAAGGTAGTCCCAAAAATTTAAGTGCCATTATTGATTTGCTCCCGGTGTTCCTGATCCTTGCGTGCTAGTACCAATTTCTCCTTGAAGCTCTTTTTCTTTACATCCGCCTCTTTCTTTTACGCATTTTGCCATTCTTGCAAAATACTCACCACAGTTACTGCCACAACTAGGCGGAGCCATGCAAGGATGATGACCAGAAGCAAAAACTCTTTCACTTACTGATTGAATTGACCAGTGAATAATGCCAGTCACAGGACACGCCACAGGACACCTAGCAATAATCACAGGATAAACACAAGGCCCACACTCTTGACATTCACCTTGACCACCATCTTCTTTTGGTGGGCAATCTCTTCCTGCCATCAGGAAAATCTTGTCTTCTGCGAAGAAAACATGCCTATCTGCGTGATTAAAGTAAAGTTTTTCTACTTCAATTATATAGTCCTTGGAGACTATTACTGTCTTGTTTGATGGATTCTTCTCTTTGTCTCCCACTGTCGTCAACATGTTCTCGGTTGTATTGATAACATAGTTACCTCCGACCCTTAACCAAACCAATCCCGGCTCTGGATGAGGAGCAGCTAGGTATTTGTGAATATGAGCACCATGCTTTTTATTGCACTTTGGATCAAAATCTTCTAAACAAGGAGCAGAGTTAGCTGTTTCATTACAATGACACTGAGGATTAGTAATAGTGATATCTTGCTGTTGTGTCTCAACTTGGTCAAAATCATCCCCAAATCTCATGGATAGACCATATCCAGTTCTAATTAACACAAAAGCCTTAGTAGCTCTTGGTTTTGGGCTGCCTACTTCTGCCCTAACTGGTCCACATTGTTTATTTTCATTGTCACTCATCCAAATAATGTGATTGGATGTGCTTTGCATGAAAATTCCACGTCTGTCTCCCGCTCTATTTGGAGGACAATCTGTAGCACAATCACCACCAACTCTAACGGTGTGGTCATTTAATTCTATTTTGTTGCCAGTAGCAGACCGAAGTCTAATGTAATTTCTATCTCCTCGAAGTTTACTTTCTTCTTCAACATCGCTTAAAGCAATTTGGTGACCAGTTGCAGATCGCCAATAACTGATTCCCAAGAATTTGTCATTGCATCCCCAATCAAATGGATATTGCGACCCTTGATATGGATCATCCCATTTTGGAAACCCTCTGGGTTCTTCGACACTATCGTCAAAGACCATTGTGTGGCCCGAACGAGACAATATTTGCCAACCAGATTGAGGCAAGTCTGCTCTATTGTTTTGTGGCGTTCCCGGCCCTCTGAATGGCCTACACTCGTTAATGTGTTTGAAGTAAGGGTTTGTTCCCCTGTTTGTGTCTTTATACGCTGTAGGAGGCTCTGGGGGGTTGTAAGGAGTGCTGGGATGCCCAGCAATCACTGTTGGATGAGTTTTGCCATCACTGCACGGTCCCCCGCCACTTCCGCCTGCACAAGGAAGCGTTTCTGTAGGTTGAGTTCCTCCACCTTCAATGGCTGTCATTCTCTCGCCACTAGGATCAGTCAAAAATGGCAAACTGTCATCGGAGATAACACAAAGGCTAATATCTTCGCCGCCCGGTAGAGGACTACAGGAAGGATTTGACTCTTGGCCAGAATAATGAAGATTATCGTCTTTAAAGCACATCCATTGTCCGCAACCAGAAAGAATTTCTATTCTTTTGTGTCTTCTTTGGCATCGAACATTTCCGTCCACCATTTTAAGCATGTGCTTTTCAGGAGTTTTAAATCCATAGATGTTAGGATAGGTAATTTTCTTTTGAGCTTCTGAATCACTTAAAAATGCTTTGAATTGTTCTTTAGTGTCAACATCGTGGCCATTATAACTTTCTGTGTTCCAAGGCGGCTTAACTTGGGTTGGAGAACCGAGCAAATATCCGCCTCTGTGAGGGGCATACCACCTTTCAAATTCTTTTACAGGGATTCCAAAGCCATCCCCTCTTTCATTTTGCCAAGTTGTGCCAAGATAATAAGGAGACCTTCTTTCTCCACCAGCAAACATTAAAGCAACAGTAGAGCCGCCCGGTGGCACCCAATTTAATCCAGAATCGTCAAAGCCACCCATAGAAGATACAGGTTTTGCATACGGCAAAGCGTTCAATGTAGTTTCAGGATCGCTAATTAAGGGACTGTAGAATCTAATTCTATTTTGTTTATACGGATCGATAGTATCAACACATAAAGCAAAGTGTATCCCAAATAGAGTTTCGTGTTGTTGTACGAATTTGAATTTTTTCTTGTTTGCTGTTGTCACAACAGCAGAAGTTGATTGTTGAAGATCGTGAATCTTCCCTTCTAAAAATCTAATTCTTTTTTCAAAATCTTCTATGATGCTCATTTTTGTCCTTAATTAATTGGAGGGCCATTGCAGCCTAGCGGTTCTCCTGTAGGCTTGGTTCCACCCGGTCCTGTCAAGTATACTTTTAATGTTGTTGTGTAAGACCCATCTCTAATAGAGTGATTGACCCCACGAACAAACCACCCTTTATTTGTCATCATTTCATTGCAAGGAGGGGATATCGTCCAATCGGGGCAATCACCATCTCCTTTGTTTGAACCTCCTGTCAAATGAAATGGGTTGACAACAATAATTGAAACCCATTGTTTGTATATGAGTTGTGTGGCTACTAAATCGGGATTGCCTTGAATGACTAAATCCGCTTCAACAGGGAAAATATGAGGATTTTTAGAGTTTGCTTGCCGAGCTTGATTTCTTCTTGCCATTTCAACGGCTGTCGGGGTTCTTCCGCACGTTCTTTCAAAGTCTTCATGATCTGCGGATGCACCAGCTTGTTGGGCACCTTGGCCCTTTTCTCCCAAGTCACAAACGCCTTGGCCTCTGGTGAGATCGCCAGAGTCTGCCTTGGCTGTGCCTGTTGCTTGCATTTGACCACCCGATTTGCCCAAATGAGTAAAATTCCATTTAAACTTAGGTTGAAAACTTATAACAGGAGAATTTTTACTTCCGTTTACAATATAATATCCCAATTTTTCACAACTGCATTCAATTGGATCACAACTAGCGTTGTCTTCCCAGAAAATTATTCCCGGCTCTCCATCTTCTCTTACATCCCAAGTAAAATCTTGGCAGCCTTTACCAGCATCTGTCACATAAGGCTTCATCCAATTTAAAGCTACTGCAATCTTGGTTTTATTGGCTGGCTCCCAATAACCCACAGGTATCTTTTTGCTTGTTTCATCGCAAACAATATCATACTCCTCCTCTGACCCATCAGTTTTTCTTCTAAGGAATTGTATATTCTCTGGTTTAATTACTGGTTGTGGCGGAGCCTCAAACATTTTTCTAATCGCACCTTGTTTGTTTGCATCTGCGTTGTTTGCTTGTCCGCCAATACCATTTGGCTTAGCTTGTTTGATGGGGATTGGATTTTCTTCATCTCCTTGAACTTCGAATGCTCGTGTGGCCATCATTTGCTTCCACAAATCTGTTCCTTCAAGCTCGTAAACAATTTTTCCTTGATCGAAACTAGCAGTTAAGCTGGTTACCAAAAAAGTAACAGGGATAGATTCACAGGGACGAAATGGTTGACCACATTTTTCTCCAACCCAGCCCCACTTAACTTGCAACTGATAATCTTCATTAAATTTTGTAGCATCAGTATTCATTGCTTCTACCAATGAATCAAAAGTTCCGCCTGCTTGGTCATGTACAACAATATTTACAGTGAGAGCATCTGTGGAACCATACTCCAAAGATTTGACAACTGCTGAGTGTTGTGGCGAACAACCAGCACATGATTCATTTGAAACAGTAATTACTTCACCTTTGCCCCCGGTTACAGTAAGTTCTATCCAAGGGCCAAGATTATGTGCATCAATTGGTAGGTTTAGATGACATCCTTTTGCAAATTTATCGATGCAATCGTTTCGAAAAGCTATTTGGCTTGGTAGATTGCCATTGAAGGTGCCTATATTTTGACATGCCATTATATTAAAATCCCCAAATCAGAAGGTATCCTTAAAGTAACTCCTGATTTGAATTCCAATATGTCCTTCATTCCATTGACTTCCATTATTCTCCACCAAAAATCTGGCGTTCCAAATAAGTCAAAAGAAACAAGGTCTGGACGGTATTCCCAACCGGGAGTAATCAATGTTACTTTTTTGTCAATAATAGATTTAGGTGGCCTTTTGTAAATTTCAAATGTAGTTTTAGGAACATCTCCATAATAATACACAGTAGAATTTTTGTATCTGCTGGCAGAATCAATTAAATTTCTTTTATCGACAAATATAGCTTCTACTATTTGTGTTGCCATTATCTCCCCCTGTTAATAATGTTTGTATTCCAAGGAATGTCATCTACGGCGTATACAACTTGCCATTGACAATCTACGTCAAATTTATAAGGACAATAAGTTTCTTTGTCCCATGCTACATCCGTAGGAAACGTTACATTATAACTTAGTAAGACAACACAAACTGGCAACGGACCTTGTGTCTCGCCACCAGATGTGGCCAATAATGACCCACATTGTATTTGACAAACTTGAGGAGGCTTATAGGGGCCACCCTCTTGAGGATAAACGGCACTTTCAAGCAATCTAAGATTTCTTAGATTGGTTTTAGCATCTTCCTTCTTTATGATGAAGAAGTGCAGTTTAGTAGATATTACCCTATTTTCAGAGTGAGAATAAGTCTTCAGAGGAATTGATCTTCCTATGATTGGCTCATCATTATATGCAGCACTTTTACTGTCCGATATTTCAGGTAGATTGTTGAGTGTAATTTTTTGATTTCCAACTTGTATAAAACAATTTTGAATTGGCTGAAGATCGCACCCATTTGTTGCCAGTGTCATATTACGCTACTCCTACTTGAGATACTACTGATTGCATTTGAGCGTCATTTCCAGATGAGAATGGTGCTTCTCCCCACTCTAAGGTTGAATGATTGCCCGTATGTCTTGTTCCTGTGCTTCCTGTCTTGCTGTTGTTGTCAGAACTAACTGATTCGCTTCCGCCTCTTGATGTAAGTAATCCAACAAGTTTGTTGATTCCGTCCTTAATTGCAACTAATTGAGTAACTTGATCTAATCCTATATTTTGCAATTCTTCAGTAGTGGCACTATAGACAGAAACTTGCTGTGGTTGGGTTTCTGTTTTGTGCCTTTGTAGTCGAGCTTCAGCACTTTCCTCAGCAGACATAGTTCTGGTTTCAGCAGTGCTATTGTCAGGAAGTGAAAC